ATTCTTATTTTAGTTAGAAAATCGAACTGAGAGTTAGCTTGTCTATAAGCATACTTTTCTAAAAGAAGGTTCATTAGCTTATTTTTGCCAATATCATCCTTAGAAACTGCGTATGCCTTACCTGTAGGTAGTTTAGAGGCTATTCTTGCTACCCTCTCTATAACTATTGTTGACAATCTTGGATCAAAAATTCTTGATTTAGCTTTATTAAGAGTTAAATCATCCGAGATTTTGCCTGTCAACATACTTTCTTTGTCGTTAAAGGAATCCCTATAACTCTTGAAAGCATCTGTACTGTCTGCGAAATGCTGAATATACTGGTCTACTTCTGCATCAAAAATATCTAGTATATCTTCCTTCTTTTTCTTTTTTTTGGCCATAATATAAAAAACGGAGCCTTATACACAACACAGAAGTGTTACATATAGACTCCTAACGGGGTATCCCTTCGGTTATCTAATTTTACAACTCATAGTATACCACACTATGGGTTCCTTGTCAAGGGTTATTTTTTCTTGACTAGGTGTTCCATTATAATCTTAGTGTCTGCTGGGGCAAATCTCTTCTTCTTAAAGCTCTGTACTGTAATGTCTTCTATCCTTTTGTTGTGCACTCTAAAGGTAGTTGTAAGTTGTCCAAATTCCATTTCTTTTATCAGAGATAAGAGCCATAAAACCTGTACGACATTATCCTCCTCTATAGGAAATATATTCATAACTTCTGATTGTTCCATTAGTAAAATCCATCCTTTCCAAAAATATGTTCATCAGGGAATTCTGTTCTCTTTCTAGTCTTCTTATTGGCTATTGCTGCGTACCTAAAGGCATCTGCTCCATGTGAGGCCCAGTCATGCTTAGGGTGTGACTTATAGGTTTGGTTCTTGTCATCCCATTCCTTGTGGTAACTTCTAAGAGCAGAAATCCCATTAGCACACTTGTCCTCATCAAACCAACATTTAGGAATCATATTTCTGGCAGCCTCAATTCCATCCTCTACTGACAACTTTTCTATAACCTTAAAGTTAAGCCCTAATCGTCTGGATGTTTCTAATCTACTCTTTCCTGTAGTAAGTTCTCTAACCTGTATATCATGTGGGGCATAGTTCTTACCATATAAGTATTTCTTCTCTTTTAACACTTTGGCATAGTGTGGCAAACCCTCACCAGAATTTTCATAATAGTCTATAACTCTAATTTCCTGACCAACATTTTGTAAAAACCATATTGCAGTGCTATCACCAATTCCTAAATCCCAATAAGTGTTAACTGGCACTGTAGGTTCATAGGGTACATTAGTAATTCTTTCCTCTTTATCAGCATCCATCATCTGTTTAGCATAATAGGCCCCCTGTATTGGAGCTTCAAAGCTACAGTAATACTCTTGCTGGTAAAGTGACTCCTCGCCGTTTTTTTCCATTATCTCTTTAAACTCCTGATCTAACACATCTCTAGGTATAGCCTTAGTATCATCAACTGTTAGTATCTCACTGTACCACTTAGGGTCCTTTTGTGCAGCAGATACTAAGGTCCACCCATGATTTTTTCCTCGGGGAGTCATATTAAATAAAGCCCATCCACCGTTTTCTGCCAAAATAGGTCTAATAAAATCCCATGCTCTAGGGTCCTGTAAGCTATACTCAGAAAACACACAACCAATAGGATTAGTACCAACGACTGAATTGCCACTCCAAGCTACAAAACCATTTCTTCTAACCTTAACAACATGGTTTTTTACATCTACACAATAAATCTTGCCAACATAAGGTTTCTTTCTTATATACGTTTTTTTAGAACTCTTTAAGTAGTTAAACTTGCTTGTTCTTATTATTAGATAGTAGATACTACCACCAGAGATTTTTCTACCTCTTATAAATGAAGGTTTTTGTTTCTTAACTTTTATGGAACCTGAATAGCCTAGCTTTATTATTAGCTCCTGGAAGTCATCCATTAAACTTTTAGATACACTGTAATACACTCTCTGACCAGCCTTGGATATAGTACCATCACCTAGTATCATCCAATCAACTATTTCTTTTAAGTAAGGCTTACTAAGATTCATTAGTTCTAGTGGTACATATTTATCATGAGATTTGCCGAGTTTTTTTAGATATTCATAAAGTTGTTTGTTGTGGATAACGAAGCTATGCCCATCATAGTTGAACTTTAACCCCATTCTGTTTAGCAAGTTTTCTATTTCTTCTTTAACATTCCCTTTAAGACCACCCTTTATTCCTTCTGCTTGTGTTATATTTACTATGTAGTTACCTCTACCTGAATTGGTAACACTACCTTCTGATACATATATACCAATAAACCTACACCAATCTTTCATATCAAATGTTTGATTGTTATTTTTGCTGCGGTCATTTTTATCTCTGTTTATCTCTGGTAGTACAAATGTATCTTTATCTTCCCCAACCCAATCACTCGTGGCTGGTATCTTGTCATTATCACCAGTTACATCTTTTATCTCTCTGAACTTGTATTTACCTTTCGCCGATTTTAAGTAGAATTTGTGGTTTGGTGTAACAAGTAGGTCTAGTGAGGTACTCTTTATCTCATACATGGGTCCTATATAGTTCTTTTCTATGTACCTGTCTGGTTTGTTATACTCTAGGAAACCTTCTTTAGTTAGTGTAGCAACACTCTCTAGCTTTGTTAAGTCCTTAAAATACTTCCAACCTTCATCAGTAAGTATCTCTGTTTTACTGTCATAACAATCAACCTTATCAGTTCCGACAACTCTAAAAATAGAACCATTAATAGTCTCTATAACCATCTCCTGATTGTTAGTAGTCTTTCTCAAGGATTTGGGTAAATGGTCCATGAACTTAATCCCTTCCCTGTCCATACCTTCCCACAGCACTTTCTTACCCTGAGCATAAGTTGGAAAGAAATAGTAATAAGCCCCAACTTTTTCAAACATCTTCTTAAACGTATAATTTATAAATGTAAGGTCTTTACCACTTCTCCTGTGCCACGTGGCTATGGCTCTTTTGTAGCCATCCCTATCTAGGGCTCTTAGTATTGGTAATTGATAGTCTCTTGGTGTAAAGTTATGTGGTAGTGTTATCTGTTTCTCAGCCATTAGACTTATAGTACCATATAAACTATAAGATGTCAATAGTTACTTATTAAACTATAAGTCGTTGACAAACAAAGACCCTTGACAAAATTTGTGGGCTGTGGTATACTTCTTATTAGGTGGCATACACAAGTCGACTGCTTTTAGCACAGACCACCTTATGCCACCTACTGAAATATGAATATCCCATATAGAATAACATTATCAATAAAAGGCTTCAACGGAAGTAAGTTTTGTGATAGAACTAATCCAGAAACTTTTTACGAAACATATATGGATAGAAAAAGAGAATTGGCGGAGAAGAGATTAGAAATCTATAAGAGGGGAAAACCAACAAATAAAGTAAAACTACGAGACGATATCAACTTTTACAATTTCGCCAAAAATAATAAAGAGACTTTCATTAATTACATCAGAGACAGTTTATTAATAACTGATTCTGAGATGAAAGAGTTTGAAGAAGTATTAAACAAAGGATAGAGGTATTAGTTACGCATCTGCTAATATCCTTTGTCAGAACCTTTAAAATTAAATGCAAGGTAGCGTTAGTCCCTAAGTAGGTACTGGGGATAGTAGGCAAAATTACATAACGTAGCCGAGATTTGAGACTTAAACTACTAAACGGTCTCATGGTCTGCTGAGTATGGTTGGAACAATCTCACCAACCCCCAACTTTAGTAATAAAGCCTGGTAGCTCAGTAGTGTTAGCCGATACATCTGAAACACTGTTTAACGGTTACTTAACATAGATTGAGAAGTTAAGTGTGAAAACCATCTAAAAAAAGCCTCATCGTTGCATTTGATTTTATAGATACATAGAACATTTTAAAGTTATTCCAGCATATGGTTTTAAACCTTCTATTCCTATAAGATAAGTAGCAACTAATTAATACTATGGGACATACATACATTTAACCTTCAGCTTTTTATACTAATCTGTGTTAGTGTTTATGAATAGCTCTTTCCTCATACTCTGTATATATATAACCCTCCCCATCTGAAAACTAACCCCTATCATTAATACATCATATAGTAACTCTCTCCTATAAGACTATAAGATAGTTAATAACATGATTGTGGATAAGTAGATAGAATTGTGGATAACTATTAATATTGGTGTACTATAGGACTATGACAAATTGTATAAACAACATCAATCATAGGATACAATTGATATTGTTACATCTCCAGCAGTAACTTTAGTACCCTTAACACTGGAACGCTTGATACCACTATCAATGTTATCTAACCAATA